CCGGGTTCCGCGGGGGGGCGCCCCGCAACCCCCGGAGTTCACGGGGGGCGGTTGGCGCCCCACCCACCGGAATCAGCGCACCGGCCGCGGCCGGCTCCGCTGGCGGCGGGTCGTCCCCTGTGTCCCCGTCATCCGGGGTGTCCGGCTCAGTCTTGGGTGGTCGGACCCTCGCGGCGAGGGCCTCGAACTTGGCCTGATTGTCGGCCTGCTCCGTCGCGATAGCCTGCGACCGGCCAGCCAACGCCTCGATCGCGTCGGCGAGGTTCGAGGCCCGCTCCAGGTCGGTCACCTGCGGGCCGCCCTCAGCGGAGTAGATCCCGTCGAACTCGGCCTCGGCCGCCGCGCGTAGCTCGTCGACCTGCTCGATGCTCATCTTGTCCAGCTCGGGCTGCGCCGGCAGCTGGAATCGGCTCTGGTCGCCGCTGGCGGCGGGCTTGCTCATGGGGTCCCCTAGGAGGGTCGGGATGGGTCAGGGGGTGACACTGGCCCCTGGCTGGCCCCATGGAGCGGCTTTGACGCTGATCGTAGCGGATCGTGACAGGTACGGGTGCTCAGGTACTAGCTGAACCGTCCGGTGGTGGTGGCGGTGGGGGTGGTGGGGTTGGGACTTGTCCGCAGCCGCAGGCCATCAGTGGGCTCCTCTCGCTGCGTCAACACGGGTACGTAATGCCGCCATCCTAGATCCGTGGTCGCGGCGGATGGAACGAGCGACCCGCTCCAACGCCGGCCGCAGATCAGACTCCCTCGGTTTGGTGGCGGCGGTAAACACCACCGGCGCGCTGGAGGCGACCACCGCACCGTCCCGGATGCGCACATTCCCCGGCACGGCGCGGGGAAACCCCTCCACCGGCACCAGCAGGGCCGCGTTCAAACGCCCGTCCTGCCAGTCACCCGACAGGGCGCAGGCCATCATCCGCTCAACCGTGTCCGCGTCCACACTCGACAGCAACGCGCCGGCGACCCACGTGCCGTGCTGATCCTCACCGACCCGGATCCTGGCGGCGACCGAGCAGGAGTTGTCGTAATGCTCCAACGCCGCATTGGGGTCGACCCGGCGCGGGTCAAGGGCGTGCATATGACCGCAGTCGAAGGTGATGTTCCCGGCGTTGATCCGGTGCGCATCCCCGTGCGCGTCGGATACCAGCGCGGTTTTGTTCATGAACTCGGAGTAGTCGATTCGGCGGGGGGCTTGGACCTGCTGCCCGGACGCGCGGAACGCGCGGTGATTCACCCCCGACGGGGCGAGGTACCCGTACACCTGCCCCTCGTCGGTGATGTGCAACGCCCCAATCGGTGGGGCCTGCTCCGGTGGGTTGAACCACGCTTCGGGGGGCAGGTCGGGGATGGTGATCGTGTACCCGGCGGCCACCACCACCCGGGGGCCCATCGACGCGGTCAACGGTGGTGGCTCCCGATCCCCGTCACGCAAATGGGCGGCCAAATGGTCGTAGATGCCCTGCACATCCTCGGCGGGGACGGTGGTTCCGCCGCGACCACCGTTGAGCACACCGATGCCGGTGGAGCACGCGGTGAGGTTCGCCGCACCCGGTGTCCCATCCGCACTGACCGTGTGGTGGATGAACCGGCCCGCCGTTTTCGGTAGCTCCCCCGCGTCAACCTGCGCGTCATCGACCCACGCGTACACCGCGCGAGCCTTGGCGACCGGCATGGGTGAGGGCAGGTTCTTCTCCGCCGCCGGCCCGTCCCACGGCTCATCGGTGGTGCCGGTGTCGTGGGGGCCGACCGCCGCAGCAACCATGGTCAGACCGAGTTCGGGGGGTGGGGGGCCGATGCGCAACCGGGCGTCGGGGAAGTTGGGTTCGGCAACAAGAGTCAACGACCTCAACCGCGCCCGGTGGATGATCTTCTTAGGTGACTCGCACACCGCCTCACTGATCATGCCCCGCATAGTTTCCGGCATACCGTCGTCAGCCATATCCGCACTGTGCCTGATGACCGTTACCCGCTTGCCCTCGTGATGCAGGTAACGGCTGTGGTCCTTCTGGTTGTGCCTACCAGGCAGATGCATGGTCTCGACATTGCTGTCCTCAATCGCCATGTCCGGGCTGAGCATGCTCACCGGGCACACGTATTCGATCTCGTGCGGTTCGATGTTGTCCCCGGAGATGGACACGCCCTGCAGGAACCCACCCTCCGCCAGTCGCAACGCTTCCGACCCATACTCGCCGGCGTCGTCGAACACCCCCCACGAGTAGACCTTCGGCCCGATCCGCATCGTCCCGTCGATACGGCCCACGATCACCGAACCGTCATGTTCCGGTCCGGTCATTGGCTGCCACAGCAACGGTTCCGGCAGCAGCCCCGCCCACTCCAATGCACCGGGCGCCATTTGCACGTCGTTGGACCATTCACCCTCCGGCACCGCCACCGTCCACCACGGGGTGCCGGAGGAACCTTCGGTCAAGGTCGGGTCAAACTCGTCGAGCAACTCAACGCCTTCCGGGTCACCCTCATAGTCGATCCGGTCACCGACAGCGAAACGGACCACCGCTGCCTCGTCGGTGCTGCTGCGCGCCTTGGGCATTCGCACCGGGTACTTCGGGTTGGGTTTGAACCCTGGCAACACAGTGATCTTGCCACCGCGCCCACCACGGCCATAGCCGTGGTCCTTCTGGTTGTGTTTGCCGGGCAGGTGGAACGTTTCCCCGTCCTGCGGCATGGCCTCGTCGTCCATGCAGGTGCCGTCGGGCATGGGGTGTTGGCCGGGTGGGCAGTCAACCATCGCGGCCTCCTCAACCGGGGGGGGTTCGGTCACAGTATCCGCCGCCCCCAGCGGGTAGTCGCTGTTCTCACCAGCGAACGCCACCCTTAGCCGGTCGAAGGTGACCGGGCCGCACCGGTCGGTGACGTCGGCGACGGCGTACTGGTCGTCGGTGTAGGCGAGGGTGATGTGCGGGATCCACGGCTGGTGCTGCTCACCCAAATCAACCCGGGCCACCTCGAGCGCGGTGGTGATTTTGCGTTGGCAGTTGGCCAACGCGGCGCCGGAGAGCCCGAGCACCACGCACGGCTCATCACCGAGCGGGTTGAACAGGGCGACGGAGAACCCCTCCCCCTCCACCTGGCCCAGCTCGCCGGCGAGGTTCTGGCAGGTGGTTTGGATCGCGGCCCGCTGCTCCTCGCCGATCCCGGCCGCGTCACCGATGTAGGCGAGGGTGACGTGCAACTCGTCGGGGGGGAGCCCGTCGTCCATGGCGTACTTCTCACACCACTCCACGGTGGGCAGGAGCGCGACCATCGCCCCGGTCTGCTCACCCGCTTGCGCGGCGGCGATCAGGGTGTCCAGGACAAGCTCAGCATCAGGCGGCACGGGCTCAGCAACCCTCTACGTGGTTGCGTTGATGCTAACCCCCGGGATGATGATCCTCGGGTACGTGTACCCGGGCTTCGCCAACCATTGCAGGCCGTGATCCCCGGGCAGGGGTTGGCGGTGGTCGCGGGTGTTGTCATACACATCCTTGGGGATGCCGGTGGGGAACGCGGCGCACCACGGGCCGTCCAAACCCTCCGGCGCGCCCTCAGAGAACGGGCCGCGGACCCGCTGGCAATGGGAGCACTGCGAGGTCGGGCCGGTGGTCACTCGGTATCACCTAATCCCATGATCGCCTGGGCTTGGGTGTGGAACCGGTCCTCAGCCTGACCCGACGACTCCAGGTCGGGAACATGCTGGTTGTAGTCCGACGGGTCCGGGCTGCCCTCTGGGGTGGTCCCGTCAACCCCCACGGTGACCTGACGCAACGCCCACCCGGTGTGCAGGTCGTTGAGCGCCCGAGATCGCTGCCGGATCACCTCAGCCACCACACTCATCAGGGTAGCGCGGGGCTCACAGGTACAGCACCGCATGCCAGTACGCGCCGAGCATCGCCGCCTTCCCGATCCACGGGTCGTCCTTGCCCTGCCCGACGTGACGGCCGAGTTGGGAAAACTCGTACGCGCTGGGGTGCAACGGGTCATCAAAGCCGGGGTGTTGTCGGGCGCGTTGAAGGAGGGCTTGGGCCGCCCTGATCTGCGCCTGTATCTCATCCTGGTCAAGGTTGGTGAGGGCGCGGAATGTTTTCGGCCCCACTGCCCGGTCATTTTCCCACCGCCACAGGCTCAACCTAGCCTGATTGACTGTCGTCCGTCCCAATAGTGCGCTAATAATCTGTGTCAGCCTGTCCTGAATAACACCTGTGGCCGCTGAGTCGGCGAATTCGTAACCTGCCCTAGCCCACGCGTACCCGCCCACGTCGATGTTGGCGCTGAGTTCGACCCGGTCAACCCCGGAACGCTTATACCAATCGATCAAATTGCGGTTGAACTGCTCCGCGAACCCTGACCCGCGAACATTCGGGTCGATAGACAGATAATCATGACGCGCTACCAGTTTCCCGTTCCGGTCCATTCCACCCTCGCGGCGGAACCGGCCAACCTTCTTCTTACCCTTATAAATCTCGCCCTCAAAAGAGAACCCACCAGAGCGTGGATCCACATGAACGTAATAGTCGGTGACTTTGGCTCGCAGTCGGGCGCCACCGTAGACACCGTCAACATAGGAGGCGAACCGGTCCCTGCCAGCGTCTTGCAACGCTTGGAAGTCGGACAGCGGCGGGGCCAACCTGCTGGGGAGCCCTTTCACCGCCGCGCGTTGCGCTTCGATCGCCGCCACCCGTTGCGCCAACAGTCGCTCCGCCACATCTGGGCCCAACCCGGCCTTCTTCACCGCCGCGCGTAGTTTCGCCGCCGTGTAACGACCCCAGTCAGCTAACGAGTCCGGCACCCACTCACCCAGATCCAACCGGGCCGGCGCCACGGTGGGGTCACGGTAGGCGACCTGCCACCCCCGCCCACCCGGCACGCCGCGCCCCACGATCGGGGTGACCGGCTGCTGCGCGCCCACCCCCAGTTCCCGCAGCAACACCGCCAGCAACTGTTCCCGGGCGTCGGACTCGGAGGTGAACTGTTGAACCACCCACCGGGCCCCGTCCGGGGCAGTGTAATCCCCTTCCACCGCGGTTGGGGTGAGGCTGGTGAAGTCCCCACCTTCGACCGCCTTCACCTGCCGTTTGATCTCCGCCAGTCGGGCCTTCTCAGCCCGCGCGGCGAGAGCTGCCTCACGGGCTGCTTTCACCCTGGCCGCTCGGATCACCCGCAACTCGGACGCGTCGGGCAGGGTGATCCCTTGCCGTTTCGCCAACGCCACGAGGCTGCGCCGCAACGCTTGAAGGTCGACCGCTCGTTCAGCTTTGCGCAGCACCTCCGTGTTCGGGTAGGAGACGCGGAGCAGTTTGAGGATCGCCGGCAAGTCCTTGCCCTTGTCGATCAGGTCGACGGTTTCGGCGATCGCCGACCGCAACGCCTGGGTGCGGCGCACCTCTGGGGAGAGCACACCCCGGGCCCGTAGTTCCCTGAGGGCCTTCGTTTTGGTGAGTGTGGCTGCGTTGGGGATCTCGAACTCGGTGGCCAGCGACCGAAGCGAGTGCAACTCGAGGAGGTCCAAGCCGTCGGCGAGGGGAAGCGGCTGGCTGGGCAGGGCCGGGCCGCCAAGCGAGGGCACACCCGGACCGGGTGGGTTGAGCCGGTCATAGTCATCAACCAACAAGGTGAAGATGCGTTGGGACAGGGCGGACGCCTGATCCCCGTTGACCATCACATCAGCGAACGCCTCCGCGACCAGTTCCCCGGTGCCGCCTTCCTGCGCGTACCCGCCGATCTCCATGCGGATCAGATCATCCGCGCTGACCCCCCGCTCGTCAGCGAGGTCTTGGACGAGTTTGCGGACCCGACGGTTGACCTGCAAGTAAAGCCCGTAGTCGTAGACGCCTTGTTGGTCGAACGCCAACCCGTACTGCAACGCGTGCCCGAACTCGTGCAGGGCGATGCCCTGCGGGGAGGAGATCGTGATCGGGTGATACGCGGTCCCGTCCGGGCCCATAGCGCCGGATAGGCGCAGCGACAGCAGGTAGTCATCCCGGGCGTGGGCGTACTCGGTGGCGAAACTAACCCGCCGGGCCGCGGTTTCCGCGTAGTGCGGCATCGACCCGTAGGTCACGTCAAGGCGGGTGTGGGGGAACCGTTCAATCGCCCGCAGCAACCCCTCCGCATGTTCGCGGGCGGTTTGCACATCCCCCCCAGGGGCGAACCTCGCTGCGCCGCGGATCGCCCCCGGGTTCGCTTTGACGATGCGCTGCCATTCCTGGATGAACGCCTTACGCACCTCCGGGACCGTGGTGGCCCGCAACAAACTGGCCCGGACCGGGACCAGGGTGGGTTGGCCCGTAACCGGCACCGTTACCGCAGGACCAGTCGGCAGAGGTGTTGAGGCGAGCCCCGACGGAACAACCTCCACATCCAACCGTCGGAACCCGGCAGCGTCCTTACCATGGTCAGCCACCACCCTGAACCGCAAGCCATGCGTCAACACGATCTCCGCGGTGTCAGCGACAGGGTCGGTGCTGATTTGAAGCGCCTGGGTTCCTTTGGGCACGGTGATGCGCAGGATCGTCGCGTCGTCCTTGTCGCCAAGCGCATAGCCGGTGACACGGCGACTGGTTGGCGCTGTGCTAGCCAGCCCCAGATCCTGCCATTCAAACCCGGTGAGATCGGCGTCCCATTGCGATATGTCGCGCCTGAAGAATGAGGCCCCGCCCCGGATTCCCCGATAAACAACTGCATCGGACGGGAGTGGCGATGCTGCCATCGCATCATCTATGGCCTGCACCGTTCTGGTGACCTTCGCGGATTCGGGTATCGCCCCCCGCAAACTCCTGTTGATCGCGGAGAATCCGATGCCCCGATACCAGTCGAGCGCCTCAGTAATCCGGGCGACTGTCTCCGGGTCGGTGACACCTTCTAGGGCCTTGGTGTCTAGTCGGTACTTGACTGGAGGCAATCCTGTGGCTGGCTCCGTGGGTACCGGCTTGCTCGCCAGCGGCCCGGGTGTTTGCCCCTTAGCGACGGCGAGCCGGTGCTGATACTCCGCGTCCAGGACGGCGCGGCGCTGGTCGAAGTAGGTGTTGCGGAGCAGGACCCGCTGCTCATACTCAGCCACCCGTTTGGCGGTGCGTAGCTGGTAATCCGCCTCCCATTGGGCCAGGCGCAACTGGTGGGCGGCTTTGGCTTTGGCGATCGACTGGGCCACCACGGTGGCGGTATCCGCGGATTGTTGGATCTGCGCCAACTTGGCCTGGTAGCGGGCCTCGATCGCCGCGGTGCGGGCGGCGTGCTGCTGTTCCATGACCGCGACCCGTTGGGCGTGTTGGGCGAGGAGCTGGTCGAGTTGCTGGTTGTGTTGAGCCTGTAGCGCAGCGAGGCGGGCGGCGTGTTCCGCCTCAAGGTCCCGGATGACCTGCTCGGATGCGGTAAGTTCACCCGTACGCATTCGATAGATGAGTGTGCAACGGCAATTATACCGTTCCTCGGGGGGTAAACTCAGGTCGTGGGGGCGTAGGCACGGCCACCCGCCGACCATGAACGGGTCGTCAAGGCCGATCATCCCCGGGCCGCTGTAGGTGGAGCCGGCCATCAGGTGGGTTTCCCGGGTGCGCAGGTCAGCGGTTGATTCCCACCCCTTCAGCAGGTCGAGGCCGGAGACGCGGGCGGTGTCGAATGAGCCGGCGTTGGCCGCGTCGTTGACCTGAGTGCGAGCGATGAGGGAGGCGGTGCGGTTGGTCAGGGCGGGGGTGGTGGTGCGTAGCCGGTCGGCGATTTGGGGGACCGACTCACCGGCGCTCATGCCGTCGAGGAGTTGGTTGCGGGCCTGTTCCCACAGCTCCCCACCCACCTCAGCGAACTGCGCCCGCGCCCGCGCCAGGTAAGCCTCGGCGGCGGCGCTGGAGACGGGTGGGGGGTTGCCGACCGTCTCGAGCATCTGCGCGGAGAGGGCGCCGCTGCTGTCCCGGTAGATCTCCGCCACCACCGGTAACAGCTGCTCGTCGAGTTGGGTTTGCCAGAGGGGGATGATCCCGGCCAAGTCATCCGGTGAGATACCGGACGGGTCCACCGCCGCGACCAGTGCGGCGGTGGTGGTGCGGCCGAGGTTGCGGGTGACCTGGCGCATCACCCGCCGCATCGCCTCCAACGTCAACGCCTCCAGGCGCTGCTCGTAGGCGGCGATCTCCTCAACGGTGAGGCCACGGAACAGGACCGTGTTGGGTGGGGCAACCTCGGGCGGTTCGAGCAGGGCGGTGGGTGCGGTCATCGGGTCACCGCCCGTGGCCGTTGGCCTCCGACGCTGACACCTTCACCCGACCACGGGCAGACGCGGCGACCGCGGGGACGCTGACCGCGGGTGACGGGGGCGGGACGGAGCGGGTGGGGGGGATCCCCCCGGCGGGTGAGGCGGGCGCCGACACCGGGCCAGCGGCCGTACCCGACCCGCCCGCCGGGGGAGCCGCGACCGGCACCGCCGTGCCGGTGAGTTTCTGCACCGCGGTCGGGGCCAGGTTCGGATCCTTTAGCAGTTGGATCCATACCCACCGCTCAAACTCTTCCGGAGTTGGGGCGTCGGACTCGTCGAACCCGGACTCTCGGCGCAACGCCACATCGGAGAGCCCACCGACGGCGTGCACATCCCTGGCCGCGGCGGCTAGGTCGGGGCGGGCTATCAGTTCGCTGGTGTCATACCAGGCGGTGATGATCCCACCGTTCGGACCCACCAGCGGCTTGCCGGACACGAGCAGGGCGGGGAGCAGGAACGACTTGCTGATGGCGGCGCAGATCAGCTCAGCGGTGGGTGCGAAGGATAGACGAACTTCTTCTTCTGCGAGCTGCCACGAACCCCAGTGATTCACGGACCCGGTACCGCCCGTTACCCGCTCCCGGGAGATGGACAACGCGTCACCGAGGCGGCCGAGCTCATCTTCCCGCTCCTTCAGCAGCCACTCGTCGAGCGGGTCTTCGGGTTTGAGCAACCGCCACTTCTCGATCAGCTCGCTGGTGAACTTCACCGGGATCGGGATACCCGCACTGGCCCGTCCGGGGTCGGCGATGTTCTTCCCCGCAATGTCGATCAGCATGGCGACGAACGGGTCCGGCGCCTCGGCATACTGCGCGGGGACGTCGAAGGTGCCCTCCTGCGGGATCAGCAGCAGACCGTTCATCGCCAGCCGGCTGACCATCATCGCGATGATCCGTTTGTCGATCAGTTCGATGCGGCGCATGATCGGCACCGCCGCCTCGGCGGAGGAGCGGGCCAGCCAGGGGCGGCGGGGGTGGGGTTGCCAGATCCGCATCGGCAACGACTCGGGGGGTAGGGTTTTCCACGCCCCGTCCCCAACCTGAACCCGCCAATCCGCCCCCTGCGTTTGGATCGACTCGGTGGCGTAAACCACCCAGTCCGCCAACCCCAACGGCACCAGGGCGGAGGCCCGCTCGGCGACGAGCCAGCCCTCACCTGGCACATCCAAATGGGGGGTGATCGCTTGGAGGAACGCGGACTGCCCGGGGGCGCCGCCGCAGAACTGGGCCATCAACTGGGCGGCTGGCCCTTCGGTGATGACCTGCGGCGACCCCTCCTGGACGATCTCCGCAGCCACCAGTGCGATGCGCGACATGCCCCGGGCCCGCCAGTCCACCGCCTGACTGAACTCCCCCAGGGTGTCGTAGAAATACCACGCCTCGTCCTGCCAGGGGCCGCGGTGCAGGTTGGTGGCCCGGTAGTCCTGCGGGGTGTAAGCCTGCGCAGCGGCGGTGAGGGCGGGGCGTAGGTGGCGTGGGGCGGGTCGCGCGTCGGGCATGACCGGGTTCACCACCTAACCATGGGCTGGTGGTGTTCATCGTAGACGCAGCGACCTCTGTTACCGGGTTGGCAGTTGCATACCTTCCCCGGTGCTCCCGGTTGCGGCGAAACGGGCTAACCCAGTCAGCATCCCGGCCAGCAACACCCGGGTCGGTTCGTCGGAGAACAGCTTCTCGTACCGGTCCACGGTGCGAACCGCTGTGCCACTCCGGATCGGTACCCGGGCCATCACCGCCCACCCGTACCGGTCGCGGACCGCCCACGCTCGCAACGTCCCCGCGTAGTGGGCTTTGACTAGGTACGGGTCGACTGGTTTGTCAGCGGTCAACCGGACCAGGTTGTCGATGGTGGCGAGTGGGGTCATCGGAGTTTGTCCCTAGCCATGTTGACCTCATGCAGTTCGTGACGCTGGTCGTGTTCGTCTTCGACCATGCTCATCACCCCGGACACCGCCGCGGCCAATGCGCCGACCAGCCACGGCAGGGGGACATCCGTGCGCCATTCGGCGATGGCTACGAGGGTGGCGGCGACCCAGATACTCATGCACCACTGGCACGTCCACAGGTAGGCGACCGAGCGCCCAACCCCACCCAACCGGCGCCCGCCGGTGATGTTCCCCCGCAGGTCGATCACCGCGAACGTGGCCAACACCCACTCCCGCAAAGCGCGGGCGGGGGGGAACTCATCCCGCACCAACAGCCGGGTCAAACGCCACGTCGCGGCCACCAAACCGAGCACCAGAAGAATAGTCATTAGTCAACCTTCCAGCGCTTATGAGCGGTTGGTCGGGCCGCCGCCAGCACCTCCGTGAAGTTGAGCAGGAACTGGTCCACGTCCCCCGATTTGGTCAGGTCCGGCAGCACGAACACGTTCAGGTCCGGGTTGGATGCGGTCAGGTCGGCGGCCCACTCCCCGTTCGGGACGGTGACCGCGTCCGCTAGGGCGAGGTTCGTCAACGCGACCGGGATAGCGTCAACAGCCGCGACGTGCTTCTCAAGCGGACCCTCAACGACGATCTCGGTCGTGTCACTGATCGGAAAGTGGCAGTCCATGATCAGCACGACCCTCGGATCAGACCGCAGGGAGCGCAGCCAATCACCTTGATCGTCGAACGGGGTAAACCCGATGAAGATGACCGTCTCCGGGCTACGGATCGTGAACATCCCCCCGGGAGGCCTATCAATATCAACCCGATACCCGAGCGTCTTCAGGGTCTCGAACGCCTTCATACCGCGTAGCCGTTTCTCGTCGGCACCCAGTCCTGATAGGTAGACGAAGGCGGGGAACAGCTCCGGGTTGCGAATCACCGGCTGCTCTGACGGCGAGGTCTTAGCGCGCCCTTTTCCGATCTGCCTGTGAATCCGTTTGCCGCTCATCAGCTAGCCCCTTCCTGGGGCGTAGTAGCAGGCCCACGCCACCGAGTTATCCTCGCTGATCCTCAGGTGTCCGATCAGCGGTTGGCAGCCGGTTTCCCGCCACACCCACACCCCGACGGGGGCGGCCTGCGGATCCCAACCGGGGGCGGGGCGTTCCCGGGAGTCCCACTTACACGGATACGCCAGTGAGGTGAGGTGGCCTTGCGGGTCGTCGCACCACCCGATCGCGGCGATGGGTGTGCGCTGGTCGGGTTGGTGGATCCAGGTGACGTGCACCGCCGGCGCCCCGTCCACCGGCTCAGCCGCGGCGGGGGTGGGTTTGCCGGGGTAGGGGGTGGCGCACCCCGCCAACACCCAAACCACCACAGTGGCGAGGAGGATCAGCAGCGGCATGAACGAGCAGCCCCTCTTGGGGGGTTTCCCACCCAAACGGCCGGCGAGGATCCGCGACCCGAAATGGTCCCCACCACCGATGCCGCCCGGTTTACGCGGGCGGGGGATCTTAGCCACGATGCACCCCGAACATGATCAGGGCGAACAGCAGCAACCCGGCCAGAACCGCGATCAGGGTGATGATGACGAGGCAGCCGATCGCCTCATCCACACCGGAACCACGCTGGGGCTGTGGCATCGGGCTCACCCGAACCTGAGCAGGTCTTCACCCAGCATGGTCGCCGAGTAGAACACGAACGCGGCCTCCTTACGCCGTTTGACCAGCCCAGCTTGGGTGAGGCGGCGCAGGTGGAACGACACGGTGGGTTGGGCGATCGTCATCCCCGCAACCAGGTCGGTGACGGTCAGTTCGCCGCGGGTGGTGAGCAGGTGCAGCAGCTTGACCCGGTTCGGCTCGGCGAGGGCGGCGTGCCGGTAGGCGATCCCCTCAAAATCCGGCGGGGGGAGGGTTGACTTAAGTTTGGCCATGAGCCCGATGATAGTGGCGCGTGCGCGAATATGCAACTAGGTGCGCCAACCAGTCAAGGACACTTCAGACAGCAGCTGCGCGCCGATCATCGACGCGTCCCCCGAACTGGGCACGGGCAGCAGCTCGTAGGCCATGTGGACGCTGGCGTCGATCCGGCCGGGGGAGTCCATCCCCACCTGCCACGTCGCCCACTCCGACTCCAGATCCGGCAAATAGGCGGCGAGCCGGATCCGGTCCTCCACCACCTGCGCGGCGATCGGCTCCGCCCGCAGCAGCTTCCCCCGCCGGGCGCGGACAACCACGATGCGGGGGCAGAACACGCTGAACCGGTCCGGCTGCTCCCTGCGCAACGCGTCCCACGCTGTGCGCAGGGCGAGAGTGGCCATGTCCCCCCCGTAGTTGGTTTCCACCACGAACCGGTCCGCCTCCGTCTCCCGGGCCAGCTCACACGCGGCTCTGGCCCACTGATCGGAGGGCATCACCCCGGACCGGTCATGCGTCCAGTACAACCTGCCGTCGGTGCCGAGGTACCCGCCGATGATGCCGGCGGTGTCCCTTCCCCCGCCGGAGGGGTCGATCGACACCGCCACCGTCTGCGCCGGCGCGCACTCGGAACGTTCGAAGCAGCGGCGTTGCCGCAGGATCTGCCAGGACAGGAGCGCGCCTTCGGGGGGTTTCGGGTCGCACTGCCACAGCGCCTGCCAATCCCGGGTGGCGACGGAGCCGCGGATGTTCAACCAGTGCTTCAACAGCGCCTGGGTGTCGCCGGCGGGGATTTTCGGGTGCGGCAGTGGTTCACCTTCCAACCGACCCAGCGGGTCGGTGGTGGGGTTGGTGCACAGGGCGGGCATGACCACCACCCGCCAACGGCCACCGTTGGCCTGGTCGCCTTCCTCCTGCAACACCCTCGCTCGCAAGTCGTCGGGGTGCCACGGGGTTTGCACCAGCAGAACCCGCAAACCTGGTTGTTGACGGGACAACAAATCGGCGGAGTACCAGCCGTGCGTATCATCCCGTTTCACCTGCGAGTCGGCGTCCTTACGCGAACGGACCGGGTCGTCGATCAGGATCACGTCCGCGTCGAACCCGGTGATGCCCGACCCGATCCCCACCGACCGCACCCCACCACCGGACACCAGGGTCCAGTCGTGCGCACGGCGGGACCCGGCCTCGAGGTGCAGCCCGTACACCGCGCCGTGACGTTCAACCAGTTTGCGGATGTTCCTACCCCGGCGGATCGCCAGATCATCCCCGTAGGAGCCGATCACAATCCGGGCGGTGGGGTGCTGGGTCAACCACCAGAACGCCCCCCACTCCACCGCGGTGGTGGACTTCGAAACCTGCGGCGGGGTGTTCAACAGCAACCGGTCAAACCGGCCGGCCTCCAGCGCGGCGATTTCCCGGCCCATGATCTGCAAGTGGGGGCGGACGTGGTAGCCGTGCGGATCCAGATGAGCGGCGAGGGTGACCGGGTCGGTGAGCTCGGCCCGGTCGTTCAGGTCCGGGTCAACCGCGGCGGCGAGGGCGTTCCACGGTTGCATCAGATCCTGAGCGGCCACTTTTCGAGCCTAACACCCCGTGTCATGCAACCAACGACATCGTGGGATACAATGTCAGACGTGACCACCAAAACGCCCACCAGGTTCAACCCGGACCGCCGGGTTCAGGTAGCGGTGCGGCTCAGCCCAGGCGGGCTGGCAGCAGTTGACGCTCTGGCCGAGGAGGAGGACC